TATCCTATGCTTGAAAAGGCAGTTCCTAAAAAGTTTCAAGGTTACATCCAAGGCGATGTAATGTGGATGAATCGCCCGCCACTGGACGATGAAGGTAATTTTGTATTCAAACCCAACAAGGTCAGATATCGTATTCCCAAAGACAGCAACCTTGGCGACACTATTAAACTCAGCACCGCAGGCGTTGTTGTGCATAGCATATTTGAAAGCCGCACAGACGAAGAACCTAGAGCAATTGAATCGGTAAAATCTCTTGGATTAACACCCACAGCCAAGTTGTTGATTTTAAACCCAGAAATGAAAATTGAACAGGGCACCACACATGCATTAGATGACAGTTATGTGCAGGCCGTGGCTGGATTGATTGCCAAAGGCAAGTCAATTGAAAAGTTTCTCGACCCGTATACCATTGGATCATTGAAGATTAGTAATCTTGGTGACTTATGCAAGAGCTACTTGAATTACAAAGCAAGAAAAGGCGACATGGACCTGACCGGAGCCGCCCAGGAGTTTATCAATTGGGTAAATGATCCAGCACTAAGTAAGTTGACAGAAAACAAAAGACAAAATGTCATTGCACACATTGAAGGCAATCAACCTGCTTACAAAACAATGTGGAAATTGGTAAATGCACTGGTAGCATTGAAGATGCATATGAAGAGTCAATTAGATTCTCATCCTGGCAGTGATGTTATGGCAGATATAAACGGCGAAACTGGACACGAAGGATTTGTGTCAGATACTCCACATGGTAAAATTAAATTTGTAAACAGACCGCTGTTTATGAAAGAGGAATAATATGGAAGACAACAGCTTTAGTTTCATTAGAGAAAATTGTAACGAAAGTAAAATGTTTCGTAACGCATACTTGGAGCAAATGACTCTAAGAGATACTGCTGACAGCGTATTTTTAAACATGATTACTTTGTACCTTTTGAGTAAGGAATTTGAAACTGCTGGCTTTGCTCAAGACTATGCTCATAGAACATCAATGTATGGAAATTTTCAAGTAGCAAGAGTAAGTGGAACAGACTTATACCAAGGTATTCATATTGTATTATACCCACACAGTGAAACGGCATTAAAATTAAATGCTGAAGAACAAAATGCAATACTTGCATCTAAGATGCATCCACAGCAAAAGATGTTCAAAGACTTTTTGCGCGGCATCCAATCAGGTATGACTTCTATTACAGCTATTCGACTAATGTATAGAATTGAAAGCCAGCTTGGTATCAATATCAGCAACTACAAGAGTTTACGCAGATTAGTCACTGACTGGGATAATATCAGCACATATCAACGACAGTTATGTGTAACTAGACTATTACAATATTATCGAGTTCGCGGCCGTAGAAGCGAACTGTTTCCAGTACTGACCACATTGTCACAAAACAAAGGTTTGGAACTCACAGACGCAGGCAATGCCGAGTTGCGTGATGTTGGAGCAGGTGCAATTGTCGGATCCAGTTCAGGCCACGGATTTTTAAGTAGTTTGGCCGCTGTGGCCGCAGGAGCCTTGGCCGGCCATGTTGCACAACGAGCACTCAGCGGTCCAGTGCATAACAAGTAAGGAATCATATGTCAAGAAATTCGTGGATGATTCCCGGATCTTCAATTGGTGCAGACCCTGACTTTTTTACAGCTTGGACATTGTTTGACATAAGTCCAAATGATGCAGGTGGCACCAGAAATTTAAACAAATTCTTTTCATTGATTAGTGGACATGGTCAACCGTTAATTGCTGGTGTCGAACAACTGTTGGATCAACCACTTGCCGGCGGCATGTTTGGCGAGAATCACACAGGTAATCATAATGTTTGGTGCTTGAAGTGGATTGCAGATCGTCAGGGTTTGATGAGCGAAGATTCCTTATCTAAGGAATTCAACAATGTTGCTTTGGAACTTGGTTTAGAAGAAACAGCCAACATAAATGGCCAAGTTTTAACCCAAGGTCCCGACACAAACACCTTTTTTATTCGGCACGATTCTTTCTAAGATCGGCTAAATATCACTAATATAAACAACCCGTATTAACACAACTCACCCTGGCTCATTGTATTCTGATTCACCTCAAGTATGAACTTGGGTGTGGTTTAATATTGGGTAATATAAGTTTATGGGTGACAGTAAAATTACTGAGTCAACAAGCCTGGAAATGCATGTGGAATTATGTGCAGAACGCTACAAGCGTTTAGAAGAAAAGTTTGATTTGGTTGAAGAACGATTGGGTCATTTGCACGGCGACTTTACTAGTTTTAAGGGTGAAAATTCTAAGAATCTAAATGAAATTAAAACCATGCTGAGTAATGCAAAAGACGAAAAATTTAAAACAATGGTGACTGCAACTGCCACTGTTATTGTTGCGTTGGTTGGAATGTTAGGATATGTTGTTTTACACTTGCCAAAATAAGTGGTTACGATTAAAACTAAAAGACACTAAATAGCACATCGGAGAACCATATGAAATTTAATGACATTACATTAACAAAAACGCCAGCTAACGCGGCCCGTGAGGCATTGCTTAAAGAAAGCATTGTTGTCAACGAGAATCTTTCGGGTTACAGATTACACGAAGAACTACAGCGTGTGCGTGAAGAAATTGACATTCTTTCAAGTAAAGGTGGTGCTGAGTATGCTCGCGCTATTTTACACAAAGAAGTCTATGAAAGTGCATTGCTTGAAGCTGATTTAGATGAAGAAGGCATTGAACAAGCCGAAGTTATTATCGCCGCCAAAGCAATGAACAAGAAATTCCAAGACATGATTGAAGATGTAGCTGACATGCTTGGCAGTGATATGATTACCTTGGTTGACCAAATGAAACAACGATTTGGTGATGGCGCAGGTGAGCAATATTCACAAAATGTTAAAGGTGCGTTGGAAACAGCAATTGATACTTTGACAACTACAAAAGATTCGTTAGACAGCGCAATTACAGGTTTAACCAATCCAGGACAAATTCAACCAGCGGATGCCTTGGGCGCCGAGCCTGGTGCAGAAGAAGCTCCAATCTACCCAAGCAGTACCGGCCCAGAAGATGAAACTACTGGCAGGGAGATGAAGAGTGATATTGCTTGAACTAACTAGTTTCGATAACGAATTTTCCAACGCCGTCAAGATGTTGATCATCAAAGGTCAAAACGACGGCTTGACGACTATTCCCATGAAACAGTTGACCAGTGATTTAAGTCGTATGGGCTATAACGCATCCAACAATGTGGATGCTGTCCGACAACTCATTTCCACTTTCAAAGCAAAAAACAAAAATCTAGTAGCCGATGTCAATAACGATCAAGTTATGTTAACAACTGTACCAACTGCTGATAATCAAGACAAGGTAGAACAAGACAAAGAAAAAGTCAGCAAAGATGCAGTCGGTCAAGCAAGAAAGGCACTGGGACTATGAGTAGAATAATGTTAACTGCCGGTGAGGCCAGAGTTAAATCTTTACAAGATATTATTGTTATTCGAGAAATCCGAGATATCGAAGAAGCAATTATTGAAGCAAGTTCAGACGGTGCCATGTCAGTAATACTTGGCATTACTACCACAATGGCCAAGCCAACTGCAAGTGCTCCTGGTTATGCAGTGGCCGCAGAATATTTTAATACATGGCAAGGTGATAGAGACGATCGTCAAAAGACTTTGCAAATGAACAAGGTGGTTCAATACTTCAGCGACCTTGGATACACAATTGATCGACAAACCAATTTGGTATCAAATGCCACATTCCAGTGGTACATCAGCTGGTAAAATAGTCATTGACATCTGTCGTTGTTTCGTTTATACTAAACGACAATGATAACTTTTAATCCCAAATACAAATACGAAAAATTAACTAGGATTGATGGTCCTAGCCGTCTTTATGCTACTCCCGATGGTTCTCGGGTTCCTAGTGTAACAACAATCCTGAGTGGCACCGCAGACAAAACATTCTTAATTGAATGGCGCAAGCGTGTAGGTGATGCAGAGGCAACTCGCATCAGTACAGAAAGTGCCGGACTTGGGACACTGGTTCACAAGCATGTTGAAAACTTTATAGAAGGCATAGAACGACCACCGGGTAGTACTCCTATTCATGTGCTGGCCCGTAGCATGTCTGATATGATCATCAATCAAGGACTTCCAGGTGTTGATGAAGTATGGGGCATGGAAGCAAGTCTTTACTACCCTGGCTTGTATGCTGGCACCACAGACTTGTGCGGTGTGTACAAGGGCAAGCCCAGTATTATGGACCATAAGACTGCTAAGAAAATGAAGAAGCCCGAGTGGATGCAGGATTATTTTATCCAAACTACAGCATACGCATTGGCACACAATGAAGTACATGGCACTGACATCCAACAAGGTGTGTTGTTTATGGCTGATAGAGAAGGTGCATACGAAACATTCATCATCGAAGGTGCAGAATTTAAACACTACAGCGACCTCTGGTTGCAACGAGTTGAACAGTATTACAAACTACAATAAGTAGTACCGTGGAACATAGAACCCTAGAACATTGGTTCCTTGACAAGCAAGGAAAGTTATCAGCCTGGCGCGAGTGGAGACAACAGTTATCTGCAATGGATACTGAATCTGCTTACAACGAAGCCGCTACCTGGTGGAAATTTGTTCCTTTAGTAAACAAAACCTTTGATCCTTGGAGAGAAGAAACTTGGCCTGATCCTTGGTCATTGGTGGGCAATGGAAGTTTTTGTCCCAATGCACAAGGCCTTGGAATTTTTTATAGCCTAGTATTAACCAGCATAGATTGCGAGTTAATGCTGGTTATTTTGGAAGACAAACCTCGGCTTATGGTATTACTACCAAACAAAACTTTGTTAAATTATTATGACGGAGAAACAGTTGACATGAAAAATGCAGACTTCCAAATTTTAAAAACATGGACGTCTAGCGACCTGGCTAGGCTGGTTAAAGTGTAAAGATATTACGTCAGTGGTCCTGGTTAAGTATTTGACCGTTTTATGACTAGGAGCACTACAAACAATGGATAATCAAATAAGAGATATGAGCAAAAGTATAATAAATGTTGTAAAGAGAGATGG